ATGGAAGCTACTCCGGAGTTCCGCAAGGTTCTTTCTGATGAGCTTACGTATAAAATAGCGGCACAAAATCCAAATGATCCACCGCAGATTATTAAAAATCTGCAGCGGGTGCGCGAAAATCTGGTATCAATACCAATCGGACGAACGGACCTGATACCAGACTCATACGAAATTGTCGAAAAGCGTCTAAGCATTCCTGCGGACTTTCCGAAGTTTAAGTTTGAGCTACGGCAAAGTCAGCAGGATGTTTATGACAATTTGGATGATAACTGTATCATCAACGCTTGGGTAAGTTGGGGAAAGACCTTTACAGGTCTTGCAATCGCAGGGAAACTTGGTCAAAAGACACTCGTAGTGACTCACACAGTACCACTACGAAATCAATGGGCCAAAGAAGTGGAGAAAGTATATGGAATTAGTCCCGGCATTATTGGGAGTGGTAGGTTTGAGCTTGATAGCCCTATTGTTATCGGGAATACTCAAACTTTGTATCGGAATATCGAGAAAATCCGAAAAGAATTCGGAACTGTAATCTTAGATGAAATGCATCACGTTTCATCGCCGACATTTGCTAAGATTATTGATACCTCTCATGCTCGGTATAAGATTGGACTCTCTGGCACCATCGAACGCAAGGACGGAAAACACGTTGTCTTCAGAGACTACTTCAGCCCGAATATTTTCAAACCACCGAAAGAGAATTTCCTCACGCCAAGTATTCACATATACAGAAGTGAAGTACGGTTCCCCGATGGAGCGAACATACCCTGGGCGAAGCGAGTCAATGCTATTGCAAATAACGATGAGTATCGCCACTCTGTCGCGATGTTAGCATCAGCATATGCGGCACGAGGGCACAAAGTACTCGTGGTGTCAGACCGAGTTCACTTTTTGAAGAGCTGCGCCGAACTGACTGGCGAAAATTCCATATGTGTTACGGGTGAGGTACCGCATGAGGAAAGAGAAACACTCATACAAGAAATTTTACACGGTAGTAAGAATATTCTATACGGGACTCAAGCGATTTTTTCGGAAGGTATATCTGTCAATACGCTTAGCTGTCTTATTCTTGCTACCCCTATCAATAATGAACCGTTGCTTACGCAGCTCATCGGTCGAGTTGTTCGCAAACACGATGATAAAAGAGATCCGGTAATTATTGACATTCATCTCAGAGGTAAAACTGCGCAAAGACAGGCGTCCAACAGAATGGGCTACTACATGAAGCAGGGTTATCAAATCAAACAGCTTTGAACATAGAAAAATACTTCTTGACAAATGCCTCAAATGAGAGTATAATATGTTATTCTACGATTGGAAAAAGATGTTTGAAGCGTCAGAAGGTAACCCTCTTACGCTTTTTGTCATCTTTAAAATGCTTGTAACTGGAGCGATACCGAAGAACAAATATGATAGTATTTATAAACATACTGGAAAGCATTTTAATGGCGAATCCTTCCTTGTTCACCCAGATGTATTGCTACATAACGCTTACAAGTACAGTTATCGCGAAATCGCCCAGTATATCGCGATAGCTTCCATGCGTCCGTACGCGGACTATGCAATCACTGGGGATACCACACTGGATTTACTTCAATGCGAAGTAGAAACAGAATTTTTTGAAGATAACAGTCTACTACGCATAGAAGATGGTAAAGTTCATTTTCTATACGAAGAAGTCAAACAGGAGAATATACACTAATGGCACTATCATTTAACAAAGCCGCTGGCGGCGCTAAAAAATCATCAATCACTTCTTACGCTTACCGTGACGGAGACAACGAAGTTCGCTTAGTTGGAGACGTACTAGCACGCTACGTATACTGGCTTGAAGGTAAGAATGGCAAGCAGATTCCTTTCGAGTGTCTGTCTTTTGACCGTAACGAAGAGCGATTCAACAATCTCGAGAAAGATTGGGTTCGTGAGTACTACCCCGATCTCAAGTGTGGCTGGAGCTACGCTATGCAGTGTCTTGATGGTGGTGAAGTCAAAATCATCAACCTCAAGAAGAAGCTGTTCGAAGCTATCTTGACTGCAGCAGAAGACCTCGGTGATCCTACTGATCCTGAGACTGGCTGGGATGTTAAGTTCAAGCGAGTAAAGACTGGCCCTCTGCCCTACAACGTGGAGTACCAGTTACAAGTACTTAAGTGCAAGCAGCGTGCTCTTAGCGAAAGCGAAATGGCCGCTATTGCAGGTTTAAAGTCTATGGATGACGTTATGCCTCGTCCTACACCAGACGCCCAGAAGACTCTTCTCGACGAGATTCGTGAAGATGCAGCGGGCGATATCGACGAATCATTGGAAGATGAGTTCAAAATCGGATGATTTTATTTACGGCAGACTGGCACATCAAGCTAGGACAAAAGAACGTACCTCGTGAGTGGGCCATAAATCGCTATCATATGTTCTTCAAGCAAATACATGAGCTTGAGATGCAGTGCAATATGCACATTATTGGAGGTGATTTATTTGACCGTCTGCCGAACATGGAAGAGTTGGAGCTTTACTTTGAGTTCATATCAAATGTAAAGATTCCGACTCTTATCTATGACGGTAATCACGAAGCTACCAAGAAAAACAAAACATTTTTCACACAACTGAAGAAAGTAACAAAAGACATAAACCCTCTTGTAAAAGTAGTAGATGTATCATACTATGACAACGACTTTGGGTTTGGAGTACTGCCGTATGCAGACCTTCACCGTAAAAACTCAATTGAGCTGTTTAAAACAGACAGACCTCTGTTTACTCATGTTCGCGGAGAGATTCCTCCACACGTCAAGCCAGAGGTGGACTTAGACAGGTTAGAGGACTTTCCAGTAGTTTTTGCAGGCGATCTTCACGCACACAGCAATACTCAACGCAACATTGTATATCCCGGTAGCCCTATGACAACTTCATTTCATCGAAATGAGGTACAGACTGGCTACCTTCTCATAAATCCAAATGATTGGTCATGGATGTGGGATAAGTTTGACTTACCTCAACTTATTCGCAAGACGGTAACAGATCCAAGTGAGATGATACCTACTGACTTCCATCATACAATCTATGAGATAGAAGGTGATATACAGGAGCTTGCAAACGTCAAGAACACAGAACTTCTTGACAAGAAAGTAGTCAAACGAAGTAGCGAAGCTACTCTTGTCATAGACAAAGAGATGACTATACAAGATGAATTAGTAGAGTATCTATCCTACATTCTGGAAATACCAGAGGATAGAATACCACAGATAGTAGGTATATTTAATGATTACGCTACAAAAGTTGAAATGGAGTAATTGTTTTAGCTACGGAGCCGACAATGAGCTGGATCTGAGTAACAATACTGTAACTCAAGTTCTTGGTACTAACGGTATGGGCAAGTCGTCCATACCGTTAATCATTGAAGAAGCACTATACAACAAAAACTCAAAGGGTATTAAAAAAGCAGATATACCAAACCGTTATGTAAATGCAGGATACAATATACATCTTGAGTTTACAAAGGATGAGAATCGTTATGATGTCATTATTGATCGGAAGTCTAGTATTAAGCTTAAGTTGCTGGAAGATGGAGAAGATATTAGTTCTCATACAGCGACCAATACATATAAGACACTCCAAGATATTATTGGCATCGACTTTAAAACCTTCTCTCAGTTGGTATACCAGAACACAAATAGCAGTCTACAGTTTCTTACTGCGACAGATACGAACCGCAAGAAGTTTCTCATTGATCTTCTCCACTTAGAACATTATGTCAAGCTTTTTGACTTATTTAAGGAAGAGGCTAGAAAGAGTTCGCTAAATCTCAATAGTATTGAATCGAAGATAGCGACAATTGAAAAGTGGTTAGCAAGTAACAAATTGAGTGATACATCCATACTGCCCGTGTCTGAAATTTCTATTGAGACGGCAGAAGACGAGCAAGAACTCGCCAATCTTATGATTGAAATTAAAAATATTTCTGAGAAAAATAGAAAAATTTCTCAGAATAATACTTACAAAGATATGCTGGCTAAGATAAATATCGAAGACGCACAAAAATGTAAAGTATCAAGCATACAATCATACGATAGCCTACAAACAGAGGCAGGACAGTTATCACAAGCAGTAGCGGGGTCAAAGCGACTTTTAGACAAGCTAAGCAAACTCGGAGACCGCTGCCCCACTTGCGAGCAAACTGTAGACAGTTCTTTTAAACAGGGACTCATTGATGCGGAAGCATTGAAAGTCGCAGAAGCAAGAGAAAGACAGGATGAAATTGAACGAAGAATATCAGAAATTAAACGAGACAATGCAGAATTTTCGGCTGCAAGAAAAATTGAAAGTGATTGGCATGAGCTTTTTCGAAGCATTGACAACAGTCTTCCAGCATCTCCGCTGGATCCTGTGGAGCTTAAAAGTCGGGCTCGCGGCATTCAGGAGCGAATACAGACTGCAAAGGATGAACTTGTTCGACTCACACGAGAAAATGAAGCAATCACTAAACGAAACACAAGAATCCAAGTAGTACTGGAACAAACCGAAAGTTTTGAACAAGAATTATTTGAATTAAACGAGCTTCTTGATTTAGAAAGCGCAACTGCAAGTCATCTTGAGGTATTAAAAAAAGCGTTTAGTACAAATGGATTGCTTGCGTACAAGATAGAAAATTTGGTGAAAGAGTTGGAAGCGCTCACAAACCAATATCTCGCAGAATTGTCGTCTGGTCGTTTTACACTGGAGTTTGTAGTATCAAATGATAAACTTAATGTTCAAATCACTGATAATGGTAACATTGTGGATATTCTTGCTCTCTCTAGTGGAGAGCTGGCAAGAGTTAACACCGCCACTCTCATTGCCATACGAAAATTAATGAGTAGTATATCGAAGTCTCAAATCAATATACTGTTTTTAGACGAAGTGATAAACGTACTCGATGAAGTTGGCAGAGAGAAGCTAGTAGAGGTATTATTGGGAGAAGACTTAAATACTTATGTCGTGAGTCACGGCTGGACTCATCCTCTGCTCGACAAAGTAGAAGTAGTTA